CTACATATAGTATATACACAACACATAACACAAGTAATACACAACACTATACACATGATGTATAAATATAAATCTTTTGAATAAAAATTTTTGTGATTTCATTCATAACACAAGAAAATTATTGATTAAAACAGTATGGTTTGAAGATTGGTGAAGAAAATTTGAGTTTGACAGTCATTTCTACCCAAAATAGAAGTACACCCACCCTTAAATGGTCTGTGGACTGCTGAGACTGCACCAAGTACCTCAGAACTGGGCGAGATTTTGGATTGGTAGTGTATGAAATTACCCCTATACCCCTGTATGTGTGAGGTGTTGTGAGAAAAGGTGAGAAAGTGAGGTGTAAAAATTCTGTGAGGTATTTTGTGAGAGTGGAAAAGTGGTCCTTAAAAATACTGTATATGCGAGGTAAACGTGTGTTAAACACTGAAAACAGCGTAGTTAGAATATGGTCCTTAAATGCAGGACTGGTCGCATTACGTCAATAACAATTATATTATATATTATATAAATAATATTAAAGATTTATTGTTACAGATGTAATGCCGGACTGAGGACTTGAGTTGACTTCTTTAATGACTGTGATATAATAGAGCCATGCTAAAAAGAAAGCGAGGAAGAAACATGAGATTTATTTTAACAGTACTTTTAGTGTTCATGTTGGTCTGTTGGTTGTGTTGTTTAATCTACATGATGGCAAGAGAGAAGAATTTACAGACAGCAGAACTTGACTTGAAACACAAGTGGTTCTATTTAGTCCTGTTCATTGTTCTGACAGTGTTCATTGGTGGAATGTTCTATGTTCTGTATTTTGGAGGTGTGTTATGATACATACTTCTGTTGAAGTGTTAGGTACTGAATATGATGTGCAGGTTGGTAAACGAAAAGAGTTGCCGATTACAAAAGGTAACATAGGTGAGTGCAGAGTGTATGGAAAAGAGATTTACTGTGTTCACAACAGAGAAGATAACTGTTCTAAACAGGAGCGTGATGAAAGAACCAGTGAGATTGTGGCACATGAAATGTTCCATGCTTTTGCAAATGAAGCCGGACTTGATTTAGATGATGACACTGAGGAAAGAGTTGCTATCTTTTACATGAAAGTGTGGAGGAAGATGAATAATGCAATCTTGCAGGTGTTGGACGATAATCAGCTTTTGGAGTAGTTGACAGTAGTTTTAAGCTGTGCTATACTCTGAAATGTCTTCAAGAGAAGACCAACAATAACAGACAGGTTACTCGTTACGTCTATAACAAAACGAGGTAAGGAGTGTTACTCAAGTTGGTGAAGAGGAGAGATTGCTAATCTTTTAGTACGTTATATGCGTAGCATAGGTTCGAGTCCTATACACTCCGTTTAGTGGTAATGAGACCATACACATTTTGCAGTAATGCGTGTACCTACTAAATTCACCCGATAATAACAGGGCGAGGTGATAGTGTCCTTTACCACTATTGGTAAGTGAAATGAGTTATACAGCCTATATATTCCCATGTGGTTAAGACTGTATAACAATAGTCAGTGGAAACAAATCCGTAAGGTTGCCAGAGAAGAGTAAAATCTAAGCACTGGGTAAAAGAGGTCTTGTGAGTTAGACGATAACTACCAAACCTGCAAGTAGGTGGAAAGCCTACAAACACTTACCTTAATGAGTAGCTTTATTGTGGAAGAAAACACCTGTGTTGCAACAGTGTTGTAAAGGAGGTTCGATACCTCCCTACTCAGTTCATAGAGTGCCGGAATGCTCTATGATTAGACACTCAGTTGTGCAGAAACCAATGTCGGCAATGGAAGAACAGAAACTACATGAGTGTATATAATGGCTAATAGTTCAGTTGGTAGAACGTCTGACTGTTAATCAGAAAGTCACAGGTTCAAGTCCTGTTTAGCCAGTTAGTCTTGTCAGCCGACTAAGTGAGGTATTCCAGTTTAAGTACGGAGGACTCATAATAAAAACGCTGATAGTCACGAACTCATAGTGTGAAAAGGGAAAGGTGCAGATAGCTTGTACGGATATGTACTGATTAACCTGTGAGGAGATAGCCGCCGAAATCACTCTAAGCTATCCAATGGAGTGTGAACGAAGTATAATAGCCGGACTTTCCTATCACAGTGACTTTAAGGGAATGTAACTCAGTTGGTAGAATAGTAGACTTTTAATCTATGAGTCGCACGTTCAAATCGTGTCATTCCCATTTTCGGTGAGTGTGTCCAGATGGCGAAGACAGGTGACTGTAAATCACCCACATTAGAAACAACGTAGGTTCGACTCCTACCTCACCGACTTCTCTGGAAGTAATGTGCCGGAGAAAACACTCTCACTTTCATGTGTTAGAGATAAGCCAAGTAGGTGTGCTGACAGCCCCTCCACTCGACTGTGTTATTGGTGATAAGTTACTTGTGGTCTGATGATACACTAATTACTGTCATTGATAATTACGGTAAATGCGTGAGAAAATGTCAGCTTTATGCTGAGATAGCACAATGGTAGTGCAACTGACCTGTAATCAGTAGGTTGTGGGTTCGACTCCCACTCTTAGCTTTTATTATTGCCCTTTCGCCAAGTGGTAAGGCACAGGACTTTGACTCCTGTATTCATTGGTTCGAGTCCAATAAGGGCAGTTTGACAGCTTTCAGAATGTATGCTATAGTGTAAATACGCTGAAAGCAGTGTTAAAGAGAATAAGGAATGTGTAGTAAAAGATTACATCATGTTTAGCTCAATAGGTAGAGCATTATTTTTGGGAAATAAGTGTAGTTGGTTCGATTCCGACAATGTGAAAAAGAAGTCTTTTACGTTTTTCTTCCTTATTGATGAAAAGTAAATTAAGTGGTTGTGCAGATAAAGTTTACATCATATTGTCAAGTGGCTAAGACAATTCCCTTCCACGGAATTAACGTGGGTTCAAATCCCACTATGAAAACAAAAAGACTTTATCGTTTTACTCCACTTATGACAAGAATATAATATTTGGGTTGTGTACATTTAGCTTACATCATAAATATCGGTTCGACTCCGATAATTTCCTCATTGGGAATTTGGCGAAATTGGAATACGCAGAAGTCTTGAAAACTTCCTTATAAAAGGTTTACAGCTAAATGGCTTTGCTCCTAAATTTAACGAAGAACTAATTGTAGCAGGATTGTGTAGTTATTGTTTACATCATAATTGTAGGTTCGATTCCTACTTTGTCACCCAATTTGACAAATCGCCTAAATGGTAAGGCACTTCACTTTTAATGAAGCATAACGATTTCATACAATGGCGATTTTCTTCCTGTTACATTTGAATAAGTTAAGTAAAGGACTTCACATCTTCCCGAATGTGAGGTCTTTTCTTATATAAACACATGAAAGAATGGAGGAATTTATTATGGCAACAATGAACAACAAACGTGGTAGTGTGAACATGAAACCGGACACCAGAAAGACAGTGAACCATGAGAAGAGTGTGGTACATAAGCTGAATACTCTTGAGACCTTATTCAGTAAAGTACTGGGTAGCTTTTTCGGTGAGAAGTCTTTCTATGAGAAAGGTAAGACCGCTGAGAGTGACTTTAAAGAGATTCAAAAGCTGATTGCAGAAATCCCGGAGGAAGATATTGAGTATGCTCTTAAAGTAGCCAGAATTGGTAGAGAGTATAACATGATTCAGTACCCTCTGGCAGTACTCACAGCTTGTTTTAATGATGACAGATTCAAGGGTGAGAACTTTGTTGATGAAGAGACTGGTAAGAATAAGTTGCAGACCTACAGTGATTACATTATCCGCAGAGGTAAAGACATTACTGATGTTATGGCTATGCAGATGAATGTGTTCGGGTTTGATGTTGTTACAAAGGGTCGGGGCAAGAATAAGACCTCTCACAGAAATCAGCCACTTCCTATGCAGTTGAGAAAGGCTTTACAGCATAAGTTGGAGTCTTTTAATGAGTATCAGTTGTCTAAAGCACTGGGAGATAACAGAGAAGTTTCTATGGCTGACTGTGTAAAGCTGTTGAGACCTAATCCGGCTAAATCCATAGTAGGAAGAGACTTCTTTAAGCAGATTATTGAAGGTACTGTTGTTTTTGGTGGAAGTGAAGAAGTAAAGCAGGTGCAGAGTGAACTTGCAAAGTCCAACAATAAGAACAGTAAGTCTACAAAGGCTGACGTTAAGAAGTCTATTGACACCTCTACAGTCATGGCTATTGTTAAGAATCTTGTTGCACTTGACAAAGCAGGAATGTTTGATGACAAAGAAGCTGTTGATAGCATTGTGGCTAAACTCACCAATAAGAAAGAGGTTGAGAAGTCCAGACTGTTACCTTTCCGCTTTTACAGTGCATATATGGAGGTTTCCAATCTGAGTAATTCTGCCGGAAAGAGAAGAGTCTTGGACGCTTTAGTAGAAGCACTTGACCTGTCTATTGATAACTTGCAGGATATTGAGGGTTACAGTGCTATCCTCATTGACAGAAGTGGAAGTATGAGACACCCTGTTTCTGGTGCTTCTAATGTGACAGCAGACATTGTAGCTTGTATGTTAGGTGCTATCTGCTTTAAGAAAGGTATTGCAGACGTATATGTGTTTGCGAATGAGTGTAAGCAGGTGACTAATATCTCCAAGAAGTCTACAGTCATGGACATTATGAATGAGATTCAGAGACACAATGTTGGAGGTGGAACTTATCTTGACGTTGCACTTCATCATTTGAACAGTCAGAAAACAAAGTATGATAATCTGATTGTTTTGTCGGATAATGACTGCTACAGTTCCAGTGGAAGTACTTTCAGACTGAGAGACGGTTACGGTTGGGGCAGAGAGTCCTATAGCTGTGACGGTGAGTTGAATAAACTCTTTAACAATAAGGTTATTAAGAAACTCTATATTGATAACCTCTTAGGTAATAGCTTTGCTATTGCAAATACTGATGATTACAGGAAGAATCTTATCACTGGTTTTTCTGAAAGAGTCATTGACGTTATCAATGTGTACAGTTCTATTGGTACAGGTGCGAGTGATGTGAGAAAGGTTATTGATTCCATTGTGGAAACTTTACCTACAAGAAAATAAATGATAGAATAGCTTGTGTGAGAAATCATGCAAGCTATTTTAATTTTAGGAGGTAATAATGAAATGAAAAAGGAACGTGTCTATCAAGGTATTATCCTTTTCATGCTTGTGGCTTTTGTAGCAGTGTTTATGATTTCTAATCATCAGTTCATGGATTTGGTAGAAGTCAATGATGAACTCACTGCATTAGTAGACAAGCAGAGAAGTGATAATGAGGAGATAGTTAGTAAGTGGAAGAGTAGTTATGAAGACCTACAATCTGACTATGGAGAGTTGTTAAAAGAAAATTCCGAACTAAAGGAAGTAGAGATTGCAGACTATTATTTCACAGAAGCAGAGGTGTATCTTTTATCACAAGTTGTTGAAGCCGAAGCAGGTTATTATGAGGGGCATGAAAAGAGTCAACAGTGGGTTTGTCAAGTCATTTTAAATAGACTACATAGCAGTAAATTTCCTAACACTGTTGAGGAAGTAATTTATCAGAAGAGTGGTAATGTTCCTCAGTTTAGTGTAGCCTATAATGGTATGATTGATGACAGAGAAGTACAGCCGGAGACTTTAGCGAATGTGTATCATGTTATCTGTCATGGAACTGACTTGCCGGAATATGTGTTGTATTTCTACAGTGCCAGTGTCGAAGAAAACTGGGTGAACACTCTTAATACACATGAAGTTGTACAAGGAACAGTGTTTGCCTATGAATGAAAGGAGATAAATAATGAATGAGCCGAGTGTTAGAATTGGTTTGTACAGACACTTTAAAGGAGATTACTATTTTGTAACAAGTATTCCAAGAGCAAGTGAGGATTATTCCTTTAGAGTAGATTATTTTAATGTGTGTAGACCAGAATTAGGTCATTTCTCAAGACCTATGTGGGATTTTCTTGCTGAAAACAGTGTTTATGAGAAAGATGATACAGGTGTTTTATTTCCAGTAGGAGAACCTATTAAAGACAGAGAGGATAACATCACAGGTCAGAGTTGTCGTTTTGAGCGTGTGAAAGACCTCAATTTCCAATTAGGAAGTGTGTCTACAGAGCAGTTATTTAGGGAACTGTTTGCCAGAGAGGACAGTCCTATCAGAGACTTTGATTTAGAGGGTGCTGAAAGTATTGTTTTCTTGAGAGACTATGTATGTGGTGTTCCTGTACATGATGAAGTGCATGGAGACTATTTGCAGAACTGGGTACAGTTTGATGAAAGAGAAGAAGCGGTGAAGTATGCAAAGAGTAAGTCTTTGCCGGGAAGAGTAATGAAGGTATTTAAGAGAATATTACTGAAAGAATCCATGTAAAAGTAAGAGAGGTTGAAGCAAGTGGTGTTTTGACCTCTCTTCTGTTTTATCTTATAATAAGAGTACAAGCTGATAGCCACTAAGAAAGGAGAATTACAATGAGATTGATGAAAAAGCCACCACAGGTTGTGACACCAGAGGTAGTTAATGAAGAAGACAACAGAGAGTTACTTGACTTGGGGAAAGTGTCCTTTAAGATGTTACTGGATAAGTCTTATAACATTCAGAGTTTGTGTGAGGACTTTACGATAGATAAGGTTACTGATGAAACTCTGAGATTAAATAACTTTGCAGGTATTACCTATATGACAAAAGAGGGAGAAATCAGAAATCCTTCCATTTCCAGATATGCTATGGGTCAGTTGTGTAGCAAAGTGGGTGTTCCACATGACTACATGAAGAAGTGTATTGGTTCTGGTAGAATTGAACTTGCACAAGATAACTTGAACTCATGGCTGAGTGATTTTAAGAAAGACTTATTCATTCGTGAGTATGATGGAAGAATTAGAGGTGTTCTCACTCCCAGATATTCAGTATGTGATACACCAAAGATTCTTGAAGCGGTACAGGACGCAGTTGATTTAAACAAGTTTAAGATTAAGGGTTCTTTCCTTAATGAAGAAAGACTTCATATCAGACTTGTTGGTAAAGAAATGTTGCCGATTGATGGAGAAGATTTATTTGCCGGACTGTTTTTAGACAGTAGTGATGTTGGTAGAAATATTTTGACCGTGAAGTTTGGTATTTATAAGCAAGTGTGTACTAACGGACTTGTTATAGCAAGAGCAGGAGGAACACTGTTTGAGCAGAAACACGTTGGTATCACAGCAGAAGAGTTTCACAGTGGTCTCACTTCTTCTTTACAGAATATTGACCTGTTGGTTGATAATGCTGTTGAGTGGGTGCAGAGAGCAAAGCACAGAGAGAATCATTGGAGTGCTTTGAGTGAGTATGAGGACGATATTAACGAATTTATCTCTTATATCAGACAGAAAACGAATCTTTCACAGAACAGTGCAGGTAAGGTCATTGACTTGATGAAGACTAAGTACGAAGACAATCGTTGGGGTCTTATCAACAGTATCACAGAAGTTGCACAGGACTTCACACTTGAGAGAAGACTTGAACTTGAGAAAATTGCCGGAGGACTTTAGTTGCATAAGTTGGACAGCAGAGAATACCTGTGTTATACTCTTTCTTGCAAAGTAAGGAGGTTGTTTAATATGCTTAGTGAGGAAGAGTTACAACACAGGTTATTCACTGACCTGCAAAAGCTAAAACTGCCAGTGGAAGAATTTGATATTGTGATTAGACCTTACAGCAAATCGTTCTATGGCAGGTATTTTCCAGAATATGAGGGTAAAATTGCAGAGGTGAGAATTTATCCTTATAGATATAAAAAGATGAAGATTATGTTTTCTTATTCAACGGTGCTTTATCATACAATACATGAGGTGTGTCACCACCTCCAATACACAAATCCTAACTATGTTCGGAGAAAGGGTGTTATGCACGACCCTCAATTTTATACTCTTTTAGAGAGATACACAAACCGAGCAGTAGATATGGGGTTATTATCTATGAAGGAGGTGATTGCAGTATGAAGTACTTCTTTAGGAGAGTAGAATTGTTTGTTGTTGATAAGTTTATACCTTTCTGGGTGAACTTGTTGAACACTATACGGAAGATTACTATGCTTGCTACATTTTTCTGCATGATTGCAGGTCTTGTGTGTGTAGTGTACTATCAATTCTTCTGTGAGGTCTATCTTCCAGTTAAGATTATGGTGAGTTGTGTTTTTGTGCTGACAATGATACACTTAAATCTGAAATTACAAGATTGAGGAGGTGATACCATTGAAGTCAAAAAGCAGTCTGGGAGTTCTTATTGATAGTCCTATGGAAGACTTTATCAAAGAAGTCTCTAATGAAAATGTCGGTGTTCTGAATAACCTTATTTTAACACTGACAGGTACTTATGAAGAATTACAAGCAAGACACGAAGCAGTTTTAGGTTCTGACACTATTCCTTTTTATGAAAAGGGCGAAGCAGTGAAAGGACTGTTCTCTGAAATGTTAAAGATTGAGGAGAAAGTAACGTATTTAAAGAAACGTGTTGGAGACCTTAAACCAAAGGTGTTTGACACTCACTAACACCAGTGATATACTGTGTTTACAGAGCAAGCGAAACGCTCAAAAATAAAACATATTAAAGAATTTATGGAGGTAAAAATCACATGAAGAACGAGAGAATTATCGAAGGACTTAACGCAATTATTGAAGGACTTAACGCAATTATTGAAGGACTTAACGCAATTATTGAAGGTGCTACTATTCTGAGAGACGAACTTGCAGGAGGTGGAGCAGAGAAGAGAAATGCAGTGGAGTCTAAGTCTGCAACACGCAGACAGGCAGTACAGAAAGAACAGCCTGCTATGAATGAGCCGGAAGAGACAGAAGCAACAGTTGAAGGTAAGTTCTCAAGAGAACAGCTTATGAGCATGAAGTTTAACGAACTCAAGAAACTGGGTGCAAGTGTTGGTGTTTCCTGCAAGGGTACAAGAGACGAGATTGTTGAGAGAATGTTACAGGTAACTGTTACTGCCACAGTTGAGAATGGCGAAGAGCCGGAAGAGACAGATGAAGCACCTGCAAAAGATGATGGCAAAGTTGTTTCCATTAACAAGAAGAAAGGCGGTCTGAAAAAGTCTGCAAAGACCGAAGAGCCGGAGGAAGAGGAAGTAGACGAGCAGTACATTCAGATGGCTACAGACGCTACTGAGGATATGTCTGCAAAGGAAATCATTGAGCACCTTGCAGAGTTTGACATTGAAGCGAAGGGTAAGAAGTCTGATGTTATCAAAGTTTTAGCGAAAGCAATCGCAGACGGTGTTGTTCAGCTTGAAGATGATGAAGAGGAAGAAACAGCCGAAGAGGTTGAAGCAGAGACAGAAGACGCAGAAGATGGTGAAGCCTTTACTGCCGAGTCTTATTTCCCAGAGTATGACCCGGAGGGAGTAAACAATCCCGACAATATGACTGAGGAAAGAGCAGAAGCAGTTAAGACCATGATGGAGGAAATCCTTGAGAGTGTTGAGAATGAATCTCTGACAGAAGAGGATATTCAGACCTTTGTTGAGACCTTTGCTTCTGAGGACGAAGTTGAGTCTCTGGGTGATGACTATGACTTTGAAGATTTGGTTGCCATGTACTGTGAAATCAGAAAGCGTTTCATTGATGACGAGGGCGAAGAGCATGAGCCGGAAGACCCTTATGAGATTGGTGATGATAACTTCTGCTGTGGACGCAAACTCAAGTATGAGAAGAAGTCCAAAAAGTTCATCTGTGAGATTTGCGGAGAAGAATACGAAGCTGAATAAGTTGAACCTTGCAGGTATATGTGTTAAGATTAGGGAGCAGAGAAATCTGTTCCCTATTTTCATATAAAGGAGGTATCAATATGATAGCGTGTTTGAAAAAGGACTTGCTGAAACAAAATCTTAAAGTACAGAAAAGCATTGAGTTGGATAGAGTGCTTGATGATTTAAAGTATTTTAACACCAGAGAAGAAGCCTATGCGGAAGAGTGTGTTCCTGTGTGCTTTGTTACAGCGGTACGAACAGCCTACACTAATTTAGTAGTAGAGCATGAAACAGAACATGGTAGCAGAAACTATGTGTCTTTGAATTTAGGTCAAGTCTTACCACATAAGGGATATGACCTTGTAACTTATATGTCCAGTCTTGCGGTGGCAAAGTTAGTTGACTGTACAAACCATGAGAGTCAGCGGTTGATGTTTAACTCACAATTTATTCCTATTGGTTTGTATAACCCCGACCCCGGAGTATGTGACCCTGTTATTTACAGTTATGTTGTAGTAAATGACGATAAGGTAGAGACTCTCAGAGAGTTGTTATTGCCGGGGAATAGACTTGTGCCTATAGAAAGCATGAACACACAGGGAAATCTAAAAGAACTGTTAAATGAGTTGATTGTAGTAAAGGAGGAAAAGTAGTATGCCACATATTCCGGGAAAACATACAGTAGTTGATTGCACCTTTAAAGGTGGTAGAAAGCAGAGTGATATTTTAAAAGAAGCTGATATTCCAGAGGTAGAAGAGAAAGAGCCGAACCCTCCGGCTTCACTCACTTCTGAACAGTTGGAGAATTATTGTATTCAACAGATTGCTTCTACAGGTAATCAGCAGAAGAGGAGAGTCTTTGCAAAGCTGATTCAGATTATTAAAGAACATGGAGAAATGAAGACCAAACTTAGAGCATATAAACTCAAGGAATTAAAAGATAGTGAAATTGAAGAAACCCCGGACGATATACAGGAGTGATTTTATAGTATCTGTGTTGTGTGATATAATAGAGATATAGAAAAAAGAAAGTGAGGTATAGTCAATGAAGCAGGAAATGTTTCCAACACTTCATAGAGGTTCTGACAATAGACTGTATGCAGTGAATGAAGACGGTGAGAGTGAAGAACTTCTCCCCATGTTCCCTTTAGAAATGTGGAACAGTCCAGAAGCATTTGAGTTTGCAGGTGTCCGAGGTTATGAGCCAATGACAGCAAAAGAACTTGAGACAGAAGAAGAGCAGGACGAACAGTTTTCTAATACAGAGAATATCATTGAAGAGAAATTTGACGGAACAAGAGGAATCAATCAGTACTTTAGTCAGCCAAGTGTTGACGGACCAGAAGTGGGTTATTCCAGAGTATTTAGCAGAAGAATAAGTAAGAAGAGTGGATTCTATGCAGAGAATACAGACAGTGTTCCGCACATAAGAGATATTGACGTTCCCGAACTTGATGGTACTGTTCTTGATGGTGAAATGTTCATTAACAATCAGCCTTTTAAAGAAGTATCAAGCACACTGAACTGTTTGTGGGATAAGGCTGTAGATAGACAGCTTGAGAAAGGGTTTATCTCTATCCATGCTTTTGATATTATTAAGTATAAAGGTATTGACCTTAGAAAAATGTCCTTGATAAAGAGAAAGCGGTATTTAAAGCAAGCAGTAGAAGAGACTGGCAGTAAGTATGTAGAATTTGTTCCTTTTTATGTTTGTGGAGAGTATATCACTGACCCAGTAACAGGTGATAAAGTGTATGCTCATGGTATGTTAATGAGCAGAATTACAGAATTTGAGGAAGACCAATTCTTTGATGAACTTGAAGAGAAAAAAGAGGTGTACCCTAATCTGTATCAGTGCTTGCATAGTGAGCCGGGGTATATGACTCCAAGAGGTTATTATGAGTTGATTGTAGCCACTGGTGGAGAGGGAGTTATTTTAAAATCCAAGAATGGTAAATACTATCATAAAAGAGGTTGGGAGTACTCTAAAGTCAAGAAGTTCTTAACAAGAGAATGTGTCATCATGGGATTCACAGAACCCACAGACCAGTATGAGGGTAAGTTCCCACATGACAGATGGAGTTATTGGATTGATAAAGAAGACCGAAGACAGAAATTAGAGGTTATGAGTAACACTTCTGCAAAGAGCCTTTTAAGTCAAGGTCTTATTCCAGTAACCAGATTCCATTATTACAATATGATAGGCAACATTCGTTATGGTGTTGTAATAACTCAAGAGGAGATTGAGAAACTTCCGAAGAACAAGAAATTTAATATCCAGACTATGACGCTTGAGGGTAAAGAGTGTCAAGTTGTAGAAGTAGGAGACTGTTCTGGTTACAATGATGATATGAGAAACACTTTCTCATTCTCATGGATAAACAAGAAGACTGGTGAAGTAGTTAAGATTTTGCCGGGAGAAGAGTCTAATAACAAACATATAATTGAGAGCAAAGATTGGGAGAAATATACCTTTGAAGGTGAAGTAGTAGAGATTAAAGCAAATGAGTTGTTTAAAGACACAGGTAAAATGAGACACCCTCGTTTCTTTAGAATGAGACCAGACAAGTCTGCATTAGAATGTACATGGAGAGACCATGTTATTTAAGCAGGAGGAGTGTAATGAGTAAGAAAGACAGACCAAATAAATCAGCTTATGGTTTTACTAAGAAGTGTCCTTATTGTGGAGCGAAAGTAGTTTTAAGGGATTCTCATTATGTGTACCATAACAATAAGAATTATGGTAAGATGTGGGTGTGTAGTAATTTTCCTCAGTGTGATTCTTATGTAGGGTGTCACCCCGGAACAGATATTCCTCTGGGAAGATTAGCTGATAGTGTTTTAAGAAGAGAGAAACACAAAGCACATGACGCTTTTGATACTCTTTGGAAATCCGGTTTGATGACACGAAAAGAAGCCTATATCTGGCTGTCTGCTATGTTACATATTTCTCAAGAAGAGTGCCACATTGGTATGTTTGATGTTAAAACGTGCCGGAGAGTAGTTGAGATATGTAAGAAGCAGGACAATAAAGTGTTGAGTGAGTACAGAAGAAAGAACACTACACCACGATACACAAGAGGATATAAGAGATAATATCCTTATGGACAACTGAAAACAAATAAGCTATAATGGGTAAAGATTGAAAAGTCTTTACCCTTTTATTTTTATATAGAGATTGAGGTGAGAAAGTGAATAGGATTGTAAAAATCGTGTTATTTAATGTGAGATTGATTTTAGCATTTTTCACGGACTGGTTTTATGAATTTTTTGTAGAGACAGTCCATGCAGGAAGAATAAGCACTACAGAGTTGGTAGACAGAATCTATAACTTCTGTGAAGCATATTCTGGAAGGGTAATGTATAAATACCAAACTCAGTTTTCAAAACGTATCATAAGGTCAGTACTTGAAAATGACGGTGCAGAGATTACCGCACTGTTCGCTCGTCAGAGTGGTAAGACAGAGACGATTGCTATTACTGTAGGTGGTCTTATGATTATTCTGCCACAGTTGGCGAATATGCCTATGTTTGCAGATGACCCAAGACTGTCTATGTTTAAAGATGGTTTCTGGGTGGGAATTTTCGCTCCGAGTCAGAGACAGGCACAGATTACTTATCGAAGAATGAAGTCAAGAATCCAGTGCAAAGAGAGTATGGCTATTCTGGAAGACCCAGACTTTAGATTAGAGTTCACAACCTCTAACGGTCAGACAGTAGCCTTGAGTAATGGTTCTTTTGTAACTGCCATTTCTGCCAGTGATGGTAGTAACATTGAGGGTGAGTCCTTTAAGTTCATTATTTGTGAAGAAGCACAGGATATTAGTAATTACAAAATCAGAAAATCTATTCACCCTATGGGTGCGGCTTATAATGCTACTATCTGTAAGATTGGCACTGCAACTACCTTTAAGGGTGACTTTTATGAAGCAATACAGAGAAATAAAAAAGACTATGAGGATAAGCGTATCAAGGTTAGAAACCACTTTGAGTACAATTATAAGGTAGTGCAGAAGTACAATCCGAGATATGCTAAATATGTGGATAGAGAGAAACGAAGTCTGGGAGAAAACAGTGACGAGTTCCGTATGTCCTATAATCTTGAGTGGATAATCTCAAGAGGTATGTTTGTTGATATAGATGAATTTGAGACAAACTGTGGTGACAGTTTCCTTGACCGAGTAAGCAGAGACCTTCAAGCGAATCATGTTGGAGGTATTGATGTTGGTGGAGGTAGTGATAAAAAGAGTAAAGACGCAGATAGTACTATCATCACTATAGTAGAAGTTGACTGGGAGAATCCTGTTTTAATGGAGTCTGCCTACAATGAAGAAACGCAAGAAGAGGAAGTGTATTTAGCCTATAATTCATATATTAAAGACTGGTTAGAGATTAACCCAGAGATAGCAAAGGACTATGAAGAGCAGTATGCAATCATTATGGACTATCTGAAAAACTTCCGAATTGCTAAGTTAGTGGTAGACGCTACCAGAGAATCAAGTTTGGGGCAGAGAATCAGAGCCAATGTAAATTATGAGGTTGAGTTGTTTGTCTTTAGTACTAAGAGTAAGTCAGAACTCTATAAGAATCTGGATAAAGAGATAAACACTGGTAGAGCAAAGTACCCTAACAGTAAAGAGACACAGAAGACAAAGGAACATCAGAAATTCATTCAGCAGATTACAGACTTGCAGAAAGGCTACAGTGGTAGTAATCTTGTAGTAAGCCACCCAGACGAAAGAGGGGCACATGATGATTACCCCGACTCATGGGCTTTAGCATTATGGGGAGCAAGAGAGCCGGGTATAAAAGATGACACTGAGACAAAAGACAGAAGCAAGTTATTTGGTAACAAGCCACTCACACAGTATGCTAAACAACAGAGGGGCAGAAACAGATTCACAGGAAAAAGAAGGAGGTAAATGATGAACACTTTTAAACACAGATATAATGCAGGATTGGAAGAGAGTCTTAACATTGGTGGTCTTGTCAGTGAGGGAGACCTTACAAACCTTGAAGTGTTGAGACTTGAGAAGATTAAAGAAGCATGGAATTTCTATGAGGGTTATCACTGGGAGGGTATTGATGACCTTGACAGTCCACAGGTGACATTTAACTACTGTAGACCCTTTGTTAATAAGTTTGTGTCCTTTGAGTTTGGTAAGGGATTCTCTATCAAGACACCTATGGCACTTGATGAAAAAGGTGTTACAGTGGGAGATACTAAGATTGATACCACTGTCAGAGACCAGAATGGTGATGGTGTTATTGACCCAGAAGAACTTGAGAATAAGCCGGAGAAGATTGTTGAGAAAACAGTTAATGACTTTTTAAATGCAGTGTGGAACTCTAATAAAAGAGACGAACTGTGTGTTGAAATCGGTCAGACTAAGAGTATCACAGGTGAAGCGTGGGTGAAAGTGTCCTTTGAATCACCAGAAGATTTAGATGACCCCTTTGAGGAATATCCAGATGGAAAGATTAGACTAACGGTACTTCCTACACAGTATGTCTTTCCTACTTTCAATCCACATGACAGGGATAGATTGGATTCTGTTCTTATTATGTACCCGATTGAGAAGAGAGTGAACACTGGTCTTCTCTTTAGAAGGTCAAGTCTTACTACTGTGATTTATAAAGAGTTGTGGACAAAAGATGAAATTATCGTGTATGAAGACAAAGAAGAGATTGACAGAATGGATAACCCTTATGGTATTATTCCTTTTGTCCAGATTAAGAACTTCCCGATTGCCGGGAGAACTTATGGTATGGGAGACCTTGAAGACATTATTCCTTTGAACGTAGAGTTGAACACTAAGAGGAGTGATATTTCTGAAATCATTGATTATCATTCAGCACCTATTACCTGTGTGTTTGGAGCAAAGATTGGTAATCTTGAGAAAGGTGCTAATAAAGTGTGGGGAGGTCTTCCAAAAGACGCTAAAGTAGCAAATCTTGAGTTACAGGGAGATTTAGGAGCAAGCACTAATTACACAGAGTCTTTAAAGACAGCTATGTGTGAGATTGGTGGTGTTCCAGAGACAGTTTTAGGTGGTGCTAATGCTATCAGTAACACAAGTGGTGTTGCCTTACAGTACATGAAC